TTAGATAGAAAAGTCCGTGTTGGCTTGAACGACACCGCGACCGCGCCAATCGGCGGTGCGGGGGGCGGGTGGTTGGGTCGATAGGCGAACTGGGGTGGCTGCGATGGCACCGGCGACAGCATCCAAACCATCGTCACGCTGATTCACGCCCGGTCGCCATTCCCGCATTTCCCGGCGGAATGGCGTCTCCAGCACACTGCGGTGAGCGTGCAGCAGCCGCGCGGCCAGCGGCACCTCCAGCGCTTGCAGAATGCGCTGATCTTTGTTCTGCCGCGCGTTCGCACTCTGCACGCTGATGCCTAGGCGCGCGCGGGCCAGCGCCTGACGCAGCAATCCGGGCAAGAAAGCGCCGATGCCATTGGTCTCAATAGTGATCGACGGCAGGTGTAGATGGGCCGCCAGGCGCGCCACCTCGTGGCATTGTTGACTGGCGGGGTCGAGGCCTGCCGCCTCATCCACCTGCAGATAGGCGACGCGATGCAGCCAGAGGCCACCGTCCGCATCGACAAACACGGCTGCAACCACACTGCTATCGCCGCGTCCGACCCGACCAAACGCCGGGTCCCACCAGGCGCTGACTCCGATCATTTGGGTCTGACCGATCGATAGAATGTGACGCCCATTGCGTTCGATCAGCTCCAGATCATCGTCATAGTCCTGGATCTGATCGGGATCGAAGCGGGTAGCGCTGGGAGCCGTCGGATGCAGCAGCATCTGGCTGGCAAAGGCTGAAGGGCCGATACGCGCCCTCATCGTGGCGATAGCATCCGGCGGAAACCGCTCCGGCCAGACGCTGTCACCCTTCGCGGTTAGGATCGGCAATACACATCGTCGGAAACCATCGAGATACGGGGTCTCCTCTCCCACTTCTGCCCGTGCCTGGCGGGCATAAATTGAGTAATAGGTGTGCGGCGTGCCGGCATAGATCTGGATGCCGTCTGGAGACACGATATGCTCAATCTCTGCCAACCGATCCCGCAGCCAGGCGCGACGGGAGGCGGTGCTGGCAGTGTTGGGCACCTCCACGTCATCGCAGATCACGGTGTCGGCGTGCGCACCGGTGATGTTGGCGCCGATACCACGGGCCAACAGGGACGGATCGCGCCAGGCTGCCTGCCTGGCGACCGTGAACGCATCGTCCGTCCACATCCCCGCCCCTTTGCCGCGCAAAGCCGCGCAAAGCGGATGCCGCTCGACCACCTGGCGGGCATAACGGCTGAGCTTGGTCGCCAATGCCTGCTCCGCCGCCAGCACCAGGATGCGATGGTCAGGGTCGCGGTACAGCAACCATGCCGCCATCAACCCCAGCAGAGTGGATTTCCCGCAATTGCGGAAGGCCAGCAGCAGCAATCGCTGCTCGCCCTCCGATAGCTGGCGCGCGATCCAGCAGACTAGTCGGCGATGGACCGCTGGCGTGGTCTGGCCCTGCCAGCGTTGCCAGAGCAAAGCGAATTCTGGAAAGGATACGGTCATAGTTCCTCCCCTTCATCCACGCCCTCGCCGGCAGCCAAATCGCGCCGCACATCCGCCAACAGCAGAGACAGATCAGCCGCCCCCTGCCCCGGCTGTTCCGCCAAATGCGCGTGCACCAGGTCATGCAGGCGAATGAGCGACTGCAGATGGGCGAGCGAGGCCTTGCGCGCGTTTTCCCAGGCGGTAACCTCTCGCGGGCCATCGTCATCACCAGAATCCGCCTGCAACAGGCGGCGGTAGGACGCGAACTGCGCTTCCAACAACGCGGGCAATCGTTCGGCCAGAGTTGACCAGGGTAGCGGTGATTGATCCGTTGAGTGGTTGTCCGAACGATCGTCTGCCATGAGCCCCTACACCGGGTCGCTGGGCTGCTCGGACGTTTGTGGCGGCAGCAGTTGCAGCTGCTCACCCGCGGCAACGACACAACTGGTGCCGGACGGCAACGACGCCAGCAGCGTCCAACTGCCACCCGGCCCCATCCACAGCTCCATCACCTGCCCAGTGTCGGCAAGGCCAAGAGCGACCTGGTTCTCGCTATGGCGGGCGCTGAGTTGCTCAACAATGCCAGCTCGCGGCCCACACGGCGTCGGCGCAGACTTAGCTGCGCCGGCCATCGCTATGCTGCACGCGGCCAGGGCCAAGGTTCGTGTTATTTTGGTCATGGTCACCGGCTCCTTCCCTCTAGGCCGCACGCGCAGCGCAAAACGCGCCCAGTTGTGAGCGGATCACCAAGAAGTCCTGCGCCATGCCCGACAAAAGGCTCAGCCGTAGCAGCACTGGCTGTCCAGCTGCGATACCAGCCGCGGGGCCAGCAGCATCTGCCAGAGCGGCCTGATAGGCCAGCGCCGCCGACTCCATCGCCCCACCGGAATTCGCTGCAGCCCGCATTTGGTCCAACGCCTGCTCCAGCGCCGTCGGAGGGACTGCCGGATAACGGGCCAGCACCCGCGCCGTCAGCAATTCAGCCCGATACACCCGGCTGGCAGGCCCGCAATCGGAGCCCAACAAAGCATCAGCGGCCTTGTCGCCAAGCGCGGCGCAGGCGCTAACCAAAAGCCCCAACGCCAAAGCTGCCGCCATGGTCCACGCCGGCATGCTCGCCTTGACAGGTGTTTTGGTCACGGTCGCACCAGCGGTCGGGGTGTGTTCGATATTTGGCACCAGCCAAACAACTCCGGCGGTCAGAACCACTCCTAACGCCTGCTCGAGATCCGGCTCGAACGGCACAAACGCAGCGACGAGCTGAACCAGTGCCTGAGCGACAGCTGCCGCCCAAGCTTTGTTGTTTTTCATCATGACGTTGCCTTTTTGTTCATATAAACATTGAACGCGTGAGCAAGCTGGTCATCAGGCCCAGCATGCTGACGATCAGCAGCCCCAGGACGCTGACGATCCAGCGCCAGATTGAGGCAAGGCGGGTGTTAATCCGCTCTGTCTGACGCTCTATCTGGTCCATGAAGGCCCGAAGATTGGCGCTACGCTCCTCGCAGTGCCGCTCATGGGAATCCAGACGAGCGGTGATTTCGGCGATGCGCTCCCGCGCGTCGGTATCGATATCTGCCATGCCGCTACGACAATTTCTCAACGGTCAACAAGCGGCCCGGCACCCGGCTTTCCAGGGTGTGCCCTCCGCCTTCGGCCATCCATTGCAGTCGGAAGGTGTTGCTGCCCGCAGCCAGCGTCACCGGCACCTGCGCCATAGAGATCACCGTCCCGCGCGTGTCGGTCGGCGGCAAGTATTGCAGCGTCTCTGCAATCGCCGCGCCGTTCAGCGTCACCTGGGCCAGGTTCGCGTTGCTGACCGGCGATTGGTTCCCAACGTGCAAGGAGAAACTCAACAACGCCTGGTCGCCAGCTTCGCCTTGTACCGCCACCTCCTCCGCCAGGTCGGTAAAGCTGGTCGCGGTCGTCGAAACCGTCCCCGATCCGTGATCGCTGGCCACTACCCGCGGTTTCGGCAGCGTTCGCAACAGGGTCAGGAATGCGCCAAAGGCTGGCGCATAGATCAGGTAATGACCCACCGTGCTCGGATGGTTCAGGCCATTGCCACCAGCGCTATCTGGGTTGCTGCCCCAGTCACCCAACCCCAGTAGATCGTCCTCATGCAGCAGCGGACGGGCATAGCGGGCCGGATAACCAACCTTCAGCGTGCAACCTATCTGCGCAGCGCCGACCCCGCCCAGGTAGACCCGATAGGCGCAACCGCCATCGGCCAGGCGCGAATAGTCGATGGTATCGATCTTCAACGTGCCGTTGATCCAGACCCGATGCCGGGCTCCATCGCAGCGCACCCGCACATAGTTATCTGCTCCAACCGTCGGCGCGGTATCGACCACGTGCGCCACAGACGTGGCCTTCCAATAGATCCGGACGTTCACGCCAGACCATTGTAACTCGTACCGCTCACTCGGCGTGTCCGCATCGACGCGGTAGTTGAACGCCAAAACGTCGCCGCTCTGCGCGGGGCGGAAGGTCAAGTACGCTTGGAAATCGGCAGCATTTAGCTTGCGTCGGGGCCGGGCGACACCGGTAAACACAAGCCGCCCAGAGGTCAGGTTAACGCCACCTGCACTGCCCTCAATTGTATCCCACCAATTGGTGCCGAAGGCGCGGAACGCATCCTCGCGGAACCAGCGACGACGGCCTTCATCCACACCATCACGCAGGAAATGGTAGACGCGGTTGGCGTCCAACAGAGGCAGCCGGTTCGCCACCGCGAAGTCGCGCAACACACGATACCGGCTGTCCAACGCGGTTTGCTGCACCTTAAAAGTTGGATCCAGCCGGGTGGGCAGGAAGGTGGTTGCCAATGCTACCGTCGGCGGCGCTGCCCAGGTCTTGGTGTAGTCATGGAAGCTCTGAACCGCAGTGGCGTACGCCTGATCCGCCATAGTGAAGTTGTTCATGCCGTGCGCCCAAACCACCAGATGCGGCGCGGCATCCTCCACATGCTGCCGCCAGGACACACCCAACTGCGAACCATCAGGCCAAGCAACAGAGGGAAATCCAGTCGGCTGCACCCGATAAAACCCCAGGTCCCGATCGCCTGGCTCCTCCGCCAGCGCCAAATATGCCGGGTCGGCCAAATGCTCTGCATCGCGGGAGCCAAGCGACAGGTTTTCGAACGTCCAGGCGACATTCGGAAAAGCGCGGGTCAGCGATTGCTGGAACAGAGCAGCCCAACCATTCTCTGGCTCCGAGTCATACGCGCCTTCGGTGATGCTATCGCCGACGAACACCACTTTCGCTGCACCCGCCGCAATCGCCGTCGCTATGGCCGAGACATTCGGTGTTGGCCCCAAAAGGTCCGGCAACATGCTGGCCAACATCGCCACGGAGCGCCCCATGCCACGCTGGTTGAACAGGTCGTGGCGGGTCTGCAATGGCGTTTCCGTTGCCGACGGGTCGAGCAGTGCGCCCGCCCCCTCCACATAATACGGGCGCACCTCCGGCAGATCATCCGGCGTGACCACATAGTCGGCCTTCGGCAGAGCGTGCGGCTGGTCGAGTGCGGCCAGCACCGGCCCATCATCGGTCGCCCCATCACCCAACGCACCCTGATCCTGAACCGTCGGCAGCGCTGCAAAGCGATCGGACAACGTCCGCGGCGTCACCCGACCGGTGCCGGTCACATAGCGGTCGCCGGCGTCATCTGGCAGGTTGGCTGTCGGCGCCAACACGACCGGGCCGCCCGCCGCATCGAACGCCAACAGCTTGCCCGCTCGCGTTTGCTAATCCGGCAGTGTGGTGTTCACATCAGGGTCTGCAGGCGGCAGCCGCAGGCCGCGCTCCATGTCAGTGCCGACCTGCTGCAGGGCTGCCGTCTGATAATCCAACTCATCATTCAGGGTCTTGGCACGGAAATCCCCGCCTTCCTGAAAATCGCTGGTGCGCTGCAACGGCAGCAACCGCCGGATTGTCACCCGCGCGCTGGCGGCAGGCGGCGTCAAGAACGCTATCGAGCCGCCATGGCTGGCGCCAACGCCAGTGGCGGTGTAGGTGCCGGACTGCAACAGGCCGTCGATATAGACCTGCAGGTTGTCTGCGTTAAAAATTGGAAACGGGAAGACAAACAGCGTCTGCACACCATCTGCCAGATATTGCACCCGTGGCGGTGTCGTTGTGATTTGGATGTGTCCGCTTTCGGCCATGAACCAGGTCCTCCAATCAAATCAGGTCAAAGCGGCTGGGCAGGCTTAGCCCTTGCCGCAAGGTGTCGAGTTGTGCACGCCGGCGCGTTTCGGAGAGGCGGAGCAGGTCGCGCTGCCGCGACGTATCCAGGCCCAGCCGGATGTTCTCGGCTCGCAGGTCGAATTCCTGGCCGGAGAACTCAGCGTCTCGCGCCGTTTCCGCTGCCAGACCCTGCAGCACCGCCGCACCGGAACCACCGGCGGCACCCACACCTCGCCCGGAAAGGGTTGCACGGGCTCGGGCCTGAGCGCGCCGCAACGCATCGCGCCGTTTGGCGGCCTCTTCGGCCTGTTGGGTGCGCAAATCCTCTAGCCGCAGATCGGCCTGGGCTTCGTTCGCGCGGGCACTTTGCTTTGCGGCGGCCTCTGCTGCGTTCAACTCTTGCGAGCGTTGCAACAGGTTCAGGCCAACCGATGCGCCGGTCAGCACCGCTGGCACGACGGTAGAGGTCAGGGCTGCCATCAATCAGTCACCTTGATTTCGGTTGTTACAGAAAGAACGGTGCAGGGCACCGGCGCCGCCTGCTCGATCCGCCAGGGACGGTCGATGCCAGCGCGCCGCCAACCCAGCGCCCGCAGGCGCTTGTCACCGCTAAAGTTTGGAGTGGGTGCGCCGAAGGTCATGTTGCCGCCGACTTGGCGAAACGGGGTTGGCTTCACACCATCGCCCAAGTCCACCGCCAGCGCGCCGGTCTCGTGCAATCGGAAAGTCACCTCCACCAACCGGTAAGAGGCACCCTGCGACGGCCCGCGTGGAAAGTTGGCTGCGATTGGCAGAGATTCGATGACATGGGTGAACGATAGGCCCGCCGTTATCACCAAAGATTCCACGCCAATCGGCACGATACCGCTGTCGACCACTGCATCCGTGCGCACGGTGCCATCGGCAACGATAGTGACGGCCTGACCTTCCAGCCTATCCAAGCCAGCAATCGTCTCAGCCGGCGTTGTCAGTGACTGGGTCTCGCCACTATCGACCCCCAGGGCATCATCAAATGCCTCGATGAACAGCCCGTGCTCGCGCTCTACGGCGACGTAGGTTTCCGTCCCAACCACGGCCACATCGCGGAATGAACCCTCGGTCTGTTGCCTGCTCCAGGCGGTCACTTGCTCGCTGCGGAAGGCGGTCAGGGTTGCCAGGCAACCATCGGCCAGCACCACGTGCAGCAGTCGCCGCTCCGGGTCGTAGTCCTGAGAAACCGGGCGTTCAAAGAAATGCCGGGCCAGCAGTGCCAAATCAGCGGCCTGATAGGCCTGCTCGATGTCGGAGAACAGAAATTCCCGCAATTCGCGGCCAGTCCGCCCGACAAACAGTGTCGCGCCATCCACATTCTTCGGCGGCACATAGCGATCCACCGCAGAGCCAATCCGCGTCTGCCGGCGCACCTGCACCGTCGCAGGGGTCAACGGATCGCCGGTGACCATCCATTCCGCACCGGACGTGAACACCTGCAAGTGCCGCCCACTGAACACGCCGCGAATGGCGTTCACCTGGTCGGAGAGGATGGGAAATTCGATGCTCTCATCGTCCAGGCCTTCGCCCAAGTCGAAGTTGAACAAGTCGCCAGCTTTGGACAGCCACAACCGGTTCGGCAAATCACGCGAACCGCCGATGACCAGCCGGTCCTGATGGAACGCCACGGTCACGGGCCACCCGCGCAACAGAGAGAACGCTGGCTCCTCGAAGTCAGGCGTTGGATCCGTACTCGGCAGATCCTCCAGCACCGTCACATTGGCCAGCGTGCCCGAAGTAACAGAGTCCACCCGAACCTGCTTGCCAGCAATCCGCCAGTTCTGCCCGGCATGAGCTAAATCAAACAGGTTGGCCGACGCCGTCAGCATGGTAACGCCAGTCACCGCGCCCGGCGTGACCGTCACATCGGGGCCCGCAAATTTGTAATACGGATGGCGTTTCAGATCTCCACTAACGGAAAACGGCCAGATATCGACTGTCCACGTCACCGGTCCAGTGCGTGTGATCCGACGGGGTTCTGTATCCGGATGCGTTACCAGCAGCGTGTCAGCGCTCTGCGTCCAGGCGATTTGCGCCAGTTGCAGTTCGGTCCACGGCGTCGCCACCGATGCGATCAGGTCGCCATCCTGATACACGTCCAGCATTTGTTCACTGAACGCCAAGAGATAGGTCTGCTCGGTATTAAATTCGAAGCTGACCAGCCGCCCGCTCCCCCGCGCCGTCGCCACATAGCGCAGGCCAGGGCGGCGATAGACACCGCCCGTCGGGTGAATGAAGACGTTGCGCAGCTGCGCCGTTGTCATAGGCCCGCAGATCGCCTCGGCCAAACAGCAACGGCGAGATCTCTCCCGCCGTGAAATTGGTCTTCAGCAGGTTGACGCGGGTCATTGGCCACGCACCTCAACCAGCGGAAAGTCCTCCAGGGCCGTCGGCGTATCCTGCTGTGCATCAATCAGGCGCGCCCGACGGAATTCCGCCTCGGCGACGCGGTACAGCATCTCCGCCCGCGACGTGCTCTCGGTGATGGGAATGCAGAACTCCGCGGCCATGCGGGCCATCAGGAGTTGGTCGAAGAACGGCGGGAAATCCGTCTCCGCCGGTCGGAAGACGTAGGTCAGAAACACCTCGTTGCTGGAGGTGTGCAGGCGCTGGTCGATGATGCGATACCGCAAGCCACGCCCGCGCGACGCCGTACCGGCAGAGATCGCCCGCAGAAAATCGGCAGGTAACTGATACGCCTCGCCGAAATCGGCCACTGGCGGTGCCTCCAAGCGCGGCAAGCGCAGCTGCGCCGTCGCAAACGACCAGGCATGCGCCGATAGCAACGCATCACGCACAGAGGGATAGAGATTGGCCGCCACCTCTGCTTCGGCAGTGCCTTCATCAAAGCTGGCAATCGGGCGCGCTCCCAATTTCAGCAGCGCGCGCGAGCATAGCGCGATGGCGCTTACAGCCATGGATGGTCTCCTTTGTGGCATTGAAATGTTTGGGTGGAAAAGTTGGCGTAAAAAAGCCCCGCCATCCAAAAGGACGACGGGGCAATCAGGGCAGAATTTTAGGTGAGTGATCCCCTAAGCCATCGCGGCTGTGTTCACCTGCGCACCATTCTGCAACGAGACCCGGCGCATGCCGCTGATATCGTTCTTTGCCTGAACAACAATCAGATCTCCCAGCCGCATCAGATCCGCCGCCGGGTTAAAAAACCCGTTGGTCTTGATCGTCGAGAAGGAGCTATCAGCGCCATGATAGTGCCACAGCGTAAAACCGTTGCAGTAAGCCAGCACACCCAAGCCATCGGAATCGAAAGCCATATCAATCCTCCTTCTTGGTTACTGGTTAGGCCTAGGCTTCAAGGCATTGCAAAGTGACAACGCCAGCAGGCTCCACCATCACTGCCCCCTGGCTCATCATGTTGGCGACGAACCAGGCAGCATGATCGCCGTGCCAGGTGATGTCGGTCTGCACGTCCGCACCAGAGCCATGGCCAATCGCCGTACGGTGATACCAGTGGCACAGCCGCACTGAGCCAGATACCGATAGGCCAGAATGTGGAATCCAGGTCGTGCCCAGCCAGCGTTTGGCCTGCGTATCACGCCATGGCAAGGCGTCCGGCCCGACGTATCCGGCGTTGGCGAACTCAGGAATGTCCAGCAACTCCGCCCACTGCTTCCATCCGATGACAGCGAACCGCTGGCCATCGTCCGGCACGTCGGCACCGCCCATCATCTCGAATGCGGTCAGCACTTTGGCCTTTGTCAGGCCGTCGGTATTGGCGCCGGCAAAGTTTGTAGATGCATCCAACGCGGTGATGATCAACTCATCGGTTTTGCGACCCAGGGCTTAGGCACCGGCATTGGCGATGACCTGCCGCTCGTCGATGTTGATCTTCATCTCATCCAGTTTGTCGATCCAGTCGCCGGCATAGAAGTCCGTCAAAACACACTCCACCGCGGTGTGATCGATGGACATCACCGGCACCAAACCATGGCGTGATTTGGTCGAGGCAGCACCCTGGCCCACCTTTTGGAAGGTAGTGGAGCTGCCCTTCACGTCACCTTTTGAGCGGACCGTCTGGCGCAGTTTCGAACCCATCCGCTGATAGGCCTCGTGCACCTCCGCCTCAAATTGGCGGATGAATGATTGGTCAATTGTTACAGACATAGGCTGTCAATCCTCAACATAAGGGTGATCGGGTTGGAGAAATGCTCAGCGATGCAGTTGTCGCTGCTCCCTGCGAGGAGAGCGGCCGCAGCTGAGCATCGGCCCGCCGGGCTGGGGCGCCGGCGCTGGTGAAGAGAAACCCAGCGCGTCGCCTCATCAGTTCACCGGCGGACCGACCACCGCGCACTGATCCACGGGCCTCTCATAGAGGGCCATCACGGACGGGCGCGATCTTCGGGCCGAATGGTTTAGACGTCGCGCTGATAAGCGCGCTCAAACCCTTCGGTCACTTGTCGAATGAAAGCCGGGTCGCGATCCCGCCAATAGCGTGGGTCACGCATCATCGACTTCAACTGATCCATAGAAGCGTCATCGCTCGCACTATGCCCACGCGCCAGCGCTGGCTCGCTGTTCTGCATCATCCCATGCAGCGCCATGCAGCCTTCATAGGTCGTCGATAGTGCCTGCAAGGCCGGCTCGGGCAGGTTGGCCTTGCCCCAATCCAACATCTGGCGGCTCATCTGCTCCCACTTGTCGGCACCACCGAACTGCTTGGCCAGACGCTCTGTCTGCCGTTCCGCTTCAAACTCGACAGCGGCCTGTTGCACCAACGGCGCGACGTATTCCTGGGCCAGATTGTAAACCAGCTTGGCCTGATCGTTGGAGAACCCGGCGGCATGCAGGCGCTGGTTAACGTCCGGATCTGGAGAGAACGCGGTCTCAGCCCCGTCATCGCCAAATTCGTAGGCATCGGGCGATTCAGGTACGCCCAGCCTACGCAAGAACCGCTCCCGTTCTTCTGGCGGCGCATCATCATCCGGCAACCGCACCATACCACTCATATGCTTTTCTAGCTCTCGGTAGGACTTGGCCATCGCGTCGACGCGCACATTGCCCGCATCGGCATCCCAAAACTTCTCAGGCACATCCTCTGGACGGGCAGGCGAGGTCGTCTCGCCACTGTCTATATTCACTATTTGTTCCATAAAATTCTCTCCCTAAGATGGATCTGGCGCAGAGAGGCGCTCCATATGCGCCACCAACGCCCGCTGGCCTTCGACAAACCGCAGCAGCGCCTCTGGCGCATCTGGCGGCAGTCGTCGTTCAATAGTCATGCGCCGCAAGGCGGTCAGTACCTGCCGGCCAGCATCGCTGGCAAAGGTTCGAACGAACGCATTGTGAAGTTCGGTCGCGTTGCTGGCAGTTGGTCCGGCATCGAACCAAGCCCAGCCGTCCGATAGTTCATCCGCCATCGACCAAAGCCTCCTCGATAGCCGGCCCCAATACCGATGCCACCTGGGTCAACACATCGACACCAGTCCCAGCACCTATATCCACTGCCGGTTTGATCAACGCGCTGGGCACAGCCATTTGCTCACCGAACCAACGGGTGAACGCCGGCAGATCAACCGCATCCATCGCTTCAGGACCCAGAGCGGCAACCGTCTGGATCCACTGCAATGCCGATTGTGCATCCGCCCGACGTTGCGCCTCTGCCAAAGGCGAGCGATAGCGCAGGTCAATCACCCGGCCATCAACGGCCAGGTCACCAATCTCGCCCCGCCGCCGCAGGATCGACAATGCACGGGCAACCAACGGCCCCAGCAACTCCGCCTGCAGTCGACCATAAGTCGCTCCCAAGATGCGCCCCATCTCCGCCGCGCGTTCCAGCACCTCCGTTGCCGTCATCCTTGGGCCCTGCACAACGCCTAGGCGGTCAACCAACAAGGCATGCTTGATGCGAGCCCGCAGGTCGCTCAACACCAATTCCGATACGTCAAACCGTCCGGGCGCATCCAAGGGCGCCAGACCGGCAGAGCCGACTGCCTTTGGAATAATCGCCCCCGGCACCAGTTTCACCGCCGCGGGGTTGAGCACGCCGTCATCATCGGCCTGCCAGATGCCGGTGACCGCAATCGAGGCGTTCTTCAGCACCAATTCGACCACTTTATTGGCGGTCTTGATGTCCGGCAGCGCCTTCATCACTGGTGAGCGGCCATAGCCCTCCCCAGGCGCCTTGACCCAGCGGAAATTGATGAAGGGGCTGGAGGCAAACTCGCCTTCGGCCAGCAGGCCATCATCACCATCCGGTTGCTCACGGATCGCCACATAGCGGTATCCATTCGCGCCGGGCTGCACGGATTCCAGGACGCCGATCGGCGGCGGGTTCTCGCTGCCCCCAGCATCCGGCGGCTCAACACTATACCGCCGGGCGAATTGCTCTGGTGTAAGCCGCAGCCGACGCCAGGTTCGGTCGAGCCGGCCGGTTGGCCCTTCTTCCAACACCACGTCATGGATCGGCACGGCGGTAAAGCGGAACGCGCTCGCTTCCCCCAACGGCGCTTCCTCAAACAACAGACAAGCTGTGCCTGCCGTCACCAGGTCCAGAAAGCACTGATGCACCTCCACTGCGAAGTTCGAGCGGTCAAAATGCGATTGCAGCACCGCGCTGGCCCGATCGAGCGCCGGGGCGATATCCCCACGCTCTTCAGCAGCCACATCCGTGCCAGGGCAAAGCTCCAACCAACGCGCCCATGGCGGCGTCAGTTCCGACAGCAGGCTGGCGGCCAACTGGTCCACCGCATCGGCGGCGGTCGCATCGAACAATCGATCCACCCGGCTGCCACCACCGCTTCCTGCATCCGCAGTCGTTTCTCGTTGCGGCAGGGCATAGCGATAGCACTCGCGCCAATGCGCCTCCCATTGTTGGCGGGATTGAAACGCCCGGCGGAAATCCGCTCGTAGCTTTGGTGCAACATCCATGGCTCAACCTCCCAACAGAGAACGACGCGTCACGGCCGCTTGGCCTGGTTGCAAAATTCCGCGGGCGCTGGTGGCAATCGTGCCAATGCGGCCGCGGCGCAACCGAGCCAACGCGGTCCTTCGGGCAGCCGCTTCCGCGACCGGCCCCGATGCCTCCTCAGCTGACACGTCCGCGACAGCCAACACCGGCAGCGGGGAGGTGTTGCCTTTGGGAGGCGACGGCTCATCAACGAATAACGGGCTTACAACAGCGGCCATAGGGTCTCCTTTCTGCTGGCCGGGCCGTTGGGCTCCAGACACAGCTCTGATGTCTTGATTTTGTTTATATTCCTAATTTATCCCAACGTCAAGAGTTATTTTCGCTTTCTGTTCTATATATCGAAACAGCTGCCACGCCGTCTGAACCAGAATCGAGCGGATGCCCAGCCCACGCTTCACCGTCTCCACGCAAGTCCAAAACCCGAGCGGCGCCGGACGGTCGCCCGGCGGCAACGTGTTCGTCTCTAGTACGCTAAAGCCAGCGTTCCGAAGGCGCGAACCCAAGTCTGCATCTACACTTCCGATAGAACGAACCTGCAGGCAGCTCGCCAGCGGCTCGATCAACAACCAGTTGGCGCCGTCCGCCACTATCAGGCTGCAGTGGCGAAAACCTGGCCGCAGCAATCGCTGCCACGGCAGGTCTGCCCGCCCACTGAAAACCACCAAGGCCCTACGCATCGGCTAGCTCCTGCGGCAATTGCTGAGCCACAATGCCTTTTTGTTGCAATTCCGACTTCAGAACATTCAACGCCTCATCCCAAACAATTGCCGCTTGGGCGTGATTACCACCCAACACTCTTGGTGGAACATCATGTTGTCCATACAGGAACAAAATAGCAATTTGCTGCTGAGAAAGCCGGCGTGAACGTCGCAATTTGGCAACACAATTGACCACATCCACCGCCTCACAAGGTCGCTCCACCCGACTCATGCCTGGAAGCATCCGCACACCTTCTATGCGGGACTTCACCCCTTTTACCCCCCACAGCCACGCTTCTTCAACGTTCTCAAACGGAACTTCACCACCATTGCCGGTACGCGGCGGGACAAAACAAGGATGTTTCAT